CTTCTCCATCACGTTGCTGACCTAGCGTGATGCGCTCTTCGGAGTAGAAGTCTCGAGGTTAAATATGCTAGTATTAAGTGGTTGATAATGGGGTGAGCTGATCTGAACAAGTCCTTGGCAGGGACTGTCTTACTGGCGTACCGTAATGACATACATGATTTGACGCTCCTTAAACCCATTAAATGATTCCACCTCTGTGCCAGCTGAAGGAGACTTACCGGCCTTGTCGAGACGGCCTTAATAATACCTCTCGACCACCGTCCGGTGTGAATGGACACAGCTAAGTGACAGGCCCCACGTTGGTCGTAGTGGTGATAAGCCGATTCACTTAGAACGGTTACCGGTCTTTTTAGATCTACTAATCAGGGGTAACCTTAAAATCAAAGACAGATAGACCACCAGCCCCCACCAGTTGTTGAGCACCAACTGGTCTCGAGTGGGTTTCAATGCTTCCTAACAAAAACAAGAAAAAGGTCGCGCGAGGACCTCGGAAATCTCGCAGGGGTGCGCGGGCCCCAAACCGTGAAATGGCAAAATCACCTAATTTAGGTGAGTCGATTGGTGCAACATTAGGTTCCAAACTGGGCGGTTTTGTACACCGCACAATTGGGCGCCTATTTGGTAAAGGTGAGTACAGGCAGGCACTAGCTTCGGAGACAGGCGTTGGCGCGGAAGAAATTGCCGAGCCAAACGCCACCCCCGAGGTCAATTCCCTTGTGCAACCCTTATCCAACCAGGATTTAGTCCCGATTGTCCACTCTGGGCGTGAAGGAACCATCGTTATTCGCAAGCGTGAGTTTGTTCGCACGCTTACCATTAGTGATGTCGCAGTGTTGTCCTCATTCAAAGTTAACCCGGGCAGACTTACTCTCTTCCCGTGGTTGTTCCGAATGGCGCGAAACTTTCAGGAGTACAAAGTTCTTGGTTTGGCAATGGAATATGTGCCAACCAGTGGATTTGCCGTTGGCAGCACAAACGCTGCCCTCGGTCAAGTGGTCATGGCTTTTCAGTACAATGTTATTTATCAGAATGGTACATCTTTCCCTGCCACTTCTGATATAGCCTTGCTGAACATGGCCGGTGCCACCTCTTGTTCTCCCGCAGCCGTAGGAGCGTGTTATCTGGAGTGCGCCGAGCACTTACGTACCCAAAATCAGCGATTCGTGTACACCGAGGACCCTTCTCTATTGGAGGCCCACTCGTTGCAAAACATCGATGTCGCAGAGTTTTTCGTGCGAACTAGCGGCGCCCAGAACAACACATTCTTTAATTGCGGACAGTTGTGGGTCACCTATGAAATTGAGTTGTCCTTACCACGAGTGCAAGATCCTGCCGCCCTTTTGGACGGAAGTGTGTACTCGGAGGCCATCGACTTATATTGGGAATTGGAGCGTTATGCCGGCCCTTTCGACAAGCAACAGATCTGTGCTGTAGAGATGGAGAGATGCCGTTTGCGGTGTCTCTTTGATACTCCAGATTTCAGGATGTGGCTTGCTAAGAAACGGTGCCGCCAGGTCTTAGATGACCAGGTCTCTCCCGTAGAACTCGACAAGCGCCTAGCTCAAATCATGGCTGACCCTCAAGCCACGTTGGCCCTCGACGACGAAGAAAAGTCCGAAATCGATGGTTACGTCCACTCTGGTCTAGCTGCACCACCTCTTGGGCCACCGCCTTCACACCGCCGACGAGCGTGAGGGTAGGAGCCCGGGGGTCCCTGGTTTGTCCGGCTTCGGCCGGACAAACTAGGGACCCCGTTTTGCCACACTCTGGAGTCACGAGCCTATATCGTGGAGTGGTTCTCTCTAACCCCAGTGGAATCTGGTCCTTTCCCACACTCTGTGTATGAGCAGCGGCACTGTAAATGTCCAAAACCCCCCCCTCCTCTTTAACCATGGCTGAACTTTCGCAAAAACGAACGTTCGAACGTCACGATAGGGTTGCCACCCCGATTCCTGACGGATGGTGCTTTTGTAACGACAAGAAATGTCGAAAACCTCACTTCCATCGTCGCTCGAAAACCGGATACGCCCGCCGGGTAGCGATAAAAATGAAGAAGAGGAAGGCCAACGGAAATATCGGATTCATCGAGTGTGCCCTCGAGAATTGCGGTAAACCTGGCCATTATCATCAAGAAGAGAAAGTCTTTGATGAAATTGCTGGCGTCTACCCACACGCCCAAGAAGAAGAGAAGTATCCGGTTGTTGACTTACCGGATCCCTCAGTGTACCCACTTCGCGCTGAGGAGGATAGTTCCTACGAAGTGCCTTCGGCTTTACAAATCGAGCCGATTGAAATCCATTCGGAGGTTGAGGAAGACGACGACTTCCTTATTGCCCCGATTGGTGACCTCACGGAGCCCAGTGCCGAGGGATCCGAATATGAGGATATAGACTTGTCCGACGAAATTCCCTTGCTTGATAGGAATCGTCGGCCTCCCGTTACGCGCCGACAGAGAGTAGCCATGTTCTTTGAGCGGCACTTCCGGCGAGGATACCGCGCCGATTTGCAGAGGATGGAGACCGCACTCGTCCCCTTATGTCACGCGGAAACCGGCACACGACTCGTGGAGAGCGGTCCCAATGGAGATTTACCTGAGCCTAGTCTCACTGGTCCATCCCAAGATGAGAAGCATATTGCTGCTCCTATTGAGGCCAATCTCGTCGTGCAGCGCATTGGCTGGCTGCCCCGGATGTTCAAGCGGCATAGATATCGCAGATCTTATGCCCGTGGTTTCTTTTGGTTCCTCCAATGTTTCACTCACATTGAGGAGACCGAGGGAGACTACCACATGCCGGTGCAGATCGACGCTGCCCTGCTCGATAGGTTGCGGAGGGATGTTGAAATCCTCCGCAGGAAGCCCCTCACTGCTACTGGAGAACTCCAGCCAGCATTCGAGTCGTTTGCACTGTCTCGTGCATCAGCCATCGTGGGCCCTCAAGCCAACGATGAGATGGTGCGCCAAACAGTGCGATATTTTGTTCAGAGAACTGAGCAGAATGAACGCGTGCTAAATGCTACGCGAAGCACCAAGAGCGGCAAAACTCCGGGTTTCTAGATGAGGCGGTCTCTGCTGGGCCGCCATTTTCCATCTACAAATTCGAAGTTTATCGTCGTCCAACGGTGCTATGTGGAGCTCCGAGGCCACCAGCTCGTCTACACCGTTTCAAAATACGGAAAGGGAGGAAGCACATTCAGGATGTCGGAATGTGTCAATATTTGTCTTTCTCTCCTACCGTTCCGGTTGACGGCAGGTACGACGCGGGCTATTATACAGTGTTTGGTCCCGTCGTTGCGCACACAGGCAAGGTGTACGCAAATTGCCCGGAGAATTTGAGTTTGGCATTCACTCGCCTATGTGTCATTCGACCAGGTGAGTTGATTTACCGGAGGAACCAAGTCCGGTTGCTTCGATCAAAGATAGGCTTTTTCAGGCAACTGCGTGATATCCTCTCGCGCAGTATCACTTTCTCAACAATGATCGATGAAATGCTGGCTCATTATGATGACCCTCATGAGAAGCGAGCCCTACGAATAAGGGCAAAAGAAGAACTAGAGGAAACAGGTGCAATCGGTAAGCGCCTGTGGTTCACCAGGAAAGCTCGTGTCACTGGTAAATTGAAAACCATGGAGGTGGCAAAATCAGGCAAAGTCCCGCGGACCATAGTTGATCTAGCTGTGCCAGCTTCAATGCAAGGAGCTTGGGCAGTTAACAACTACAAGCATGCCATGGTACCAATAGTTTATGGCAACTTGACTCTTTTCTACTGTCATGGGCCCACGCCCAAGGCATTGGAGGAGGTCTTAACGCGATTGACTGCCCCTACCACCACCTATACACTCGTCTTCTTTTCAGATGATTCTTGTCTCAGTATCAAGGGACAAGACGGCGTCCGAGTGTACAACATGGACATTTCCAAATGCGATGCTAGTCATACCGGTGAGTTATTTGAAGCCCTGTATGAGTCCACACCGGAGTCTATGCAGGAAACTATGCGGATACTCATCGATCAATGTCGTCTCCCCATACTTATCACCAACCCACACAACCCATCTGAACGTGTAGAGCTTGAACCGAAAGAACCTATACTCTTCTCCGGTTCTACGATAACAACTATCCTGAATAACACGGCAAATATGTTGATTGGTTTATCCATTCAGCATTACGCGGCTAAAACCCAGAACGGGATAATAACTGCGGCCGCTGAAGCGGGATATATCGTCACCTTAGAGGAGGCTCACATCTTGGAGGATATCCAGTTCCTCAAGCATAGTCCCTGTCAAAGAATCGATGGGACGTATGCCATGACTCTAAACTACGGAGTGTTGGTTAGAGCTCTTGGAAACTGTAAACGTGACCTTCCGGGTCGCGGAGACATTTTGAAAAGAGCTCGAGCCTTTAACGCCGGGTTAGTCAGAGGAGCTTACCCCCGAGTCAGCACACCAGTCGTCGACAATCTTCGACGCGGTGAATTCTCCCTGGAAGCGGAAGCTGAGTTCAAATGGAAAGTGCAGGAAGGGGGTGTTTCAGGCACCTTTCATACTCATGAATTCCTTAGACGCTATGCTCTAACCCCATCAGAAATCGATGAGGTTTTGAAGTACAGTCAAGGAGAAGTAGGAGAAATGTACAATAGTTACGGTTTGCGGAAGATCCTAGCCAAGGACTACGGATTAACCACTTACTGTTGAGGTCATCACTCCAGAACAAACGTCACCCTCACCACCACCACTTGTCTGTTTTGTTGCCAGCAAACAACCTGTCAAACAACCTGTACAGGCTCGCTGAGCAAGTTGTGTTCCCCCGAACACCGGTACAACCACG